GCGGTGCCGAAGTCATCGAGGGTGACGATGGCTCCGCCATTGTTCGATCCATGATTGAACAGGCTGAGATGGAAGCGGAAGCTGGGGTCGAGCTCATCGCGTTCGATGATAACCTCGCAGAGTATCTGGACGACTCAGTGCTTGGTGAGCTGGCGACAGAGCTGGTCGCTTCGTACGAGGAGGACCTTGAGTCGCGGTCCGAGTGGGAGAACACCTACGTCAAAGGCCTCGAGCTTCTCGGCGCCAAGATGGAAGACGAGCGGTCTGAGCCGTTTGAAGGGGCGTCCGCGGTGACGCACCCGATGGTCGCGGAGTCCGTGACCCAGTTCCAAGCACAGGCCTACAAGGAGCTTCTCCCGTCTGGTGGGCCGGTGCAGACACGCATTGCAGGGGCGCAGAACGTCGAGACAGAGGCTCAAGCCGCCCGCGTGAAGCACTTCATGAACTTCCTCGTGACAGAGGAGATGGAAGAGTTCGATCCGGACATGGACCAACTTCTGTTCTATCTCCCGCTGTCTGGCTCGACGTTCAAGAAGGTGTACTACGACAACATCCTCGGCCGCCCGGTCTCGAAGTTTATCCCGGCTCAAGACGTCGTTGTTCCTTACACAGCAACCGATCTCATCACCACACCGCGCATTACGCATGTGTTGAAGATGACCGACAACGAGATCCTGAAGCAGCAGCTCGCTGGCTTTTATCGCGATGTTGATCTCCCGACAGGTGGCGCTGACGATGAGGATGAGGTTGGAACCAAGGTCAACGAGATTCAGGGTATCTCCAAGACGTTCTCGGACGATGTCCGGACATTGCTTGAGATGCACGTTGAGCTTGATATCGAGGGTTTTGAGGACCTCGATGCTCAAGGTGAGATCAGCGGTCTGAAGCTCCCGTACATCGTGACGATCGACAAGGACAGTCAGACGGTTCTGGCGATCCGGCGCAACTATCGCGAAGAAGACCCGCTGAAGAAGGCGATCCCGTACTTCGTGCATTACAAGTTCATGCCGGGTCTTGGGTTCTACGGGTTTGGTCTGACCCACATGATCGGTGGTCTGGGTCGCGCAGCAACCAGCATTCTGCGTCAGCTGATCGACGCCGGCACGTTGTCCAACCTTCCGGGTGGCTTCAAGGCGCGTGGCATTCGTGTTCGCAACAGCGACGAGCCTATCCAACCGGGTGAGTGGCGCGACATCGACGCCCCCGGTGGCGCCATCCGCGAGTCGATCATGCCTCTTCCGTACAAGGAGCCGTCGGCCACTCTGGCCCAGCTCCTTGGAGCGCTTGTAGAGGGTGGTCGTCGCTTCGTGTCTGTGGCTGACCAGCAGGCGGCCAACATGGGTCAGGAAGCGCCTGTTGGGACGACTGTGGCGCTCCTAGAGCGTGGCATGAAGGTGATGTCCGCGATTCATAAGCGGTTGCACTACGCGCAGAAGAAGGAGTTCCGGATTCTCGCGCGCATCGTGTCTGAGAACATTCCGGCCTATCCGTACCAACTGCCCGGTGGCGTACCCCAAGAGATCCTGCAACAGGACTTCGATGGTCGCGTTGACATCTTGCCGGTCAGCGATCCGAACATCTTCTCGATGGCGCAACGCGTGGCCTTGGCTCAGGAGCAGTTGAAACTGGCCCAGAGCAACCCGCAGATGCACAATCTGCACGAGGCGTACAAGCGGATGTATCAGGCGCTGGAAATCCAGAACATTGAGGAGATTCTGCCTCCACCGCCGCAGCCCCAGCCAATGGACCCGGCCATGGAGAACGGTCGCGCCGTAGTCGGAACGCCGCTGCAGGCATTCCCGCAACAGAACCATGACTCGCACGTCCGAGCGCACGTTATCTTCTTCAAGTCGCCGTTCATTCAGACCAACCCGATGGCTATGGCTGCCCTGATGGCGCACATTCAAGAGCATGTCGCGTTTATGGCTCGTGAACAGGCTATGAGCGGTATCCAAGCCCAGATGCAGCAGCTGCAAGAGGCTGTTCAGGCTGGCTCTGTTGACCCGCAAGAGGCACAACAGCAGATGGCCGCGGTTCAGCAGATGATGCAGAACCCGGACGAGATGAACAACTATGTGGCTCTTCTGCAGGCGCAGATTCTTGAGAAGCTTGTTCCAGAACTCGCACCTCCGCAGCCTGATCCGATGGCTGACCCGCTGGTTCAAATCCGTCAGGCTGAGGTCCAAACGCGTCAGCAAGAGAACATGATGGACGCGCAGATCGACGCTCAGAAGATCGCGCTGGAGGAACAAAAGCTGCAGCAGAAGGCGGCGTCTGAGGCGGCGCGGATCGAACTGCAGGAAGAGATCGCAAACGAGCGTAATGCGGTTAACCGCGAGCGGATCATGGTGCAGGCTCGGGCGGCCCAGCAACGCAATCAGGGGGATCAGTGATGTTTCAATCGGCAGGGATAAGCGGTTTAGGTAGTATGCTTGCCGGTTTCGGCAACACGACGCAACGACCACCGTCTACAAATGCGTTCGCATCGTTGGCTCCTCTAGCATCAGAGAGCCTTAGTTCTGGGCCGTCAGTCCCCGGTGTTCCTGATGATTTCGTTAAAAATTACTTTGCTAGTGGTAACATGGTAGTTGGTGCCCCGGGCGATGCGAATCAGCAGATTGCAACGGCTTATCAAAATAGTTTGAGCGCTCCCCCGCAACAAACCTACGGAGGATCGCCATACGGAGGATCGCCATACGGCATGTCTCCCTACGGCATGTCTCCCTACGGCATGTCTCCCTACGGAAGATCACCCTACGGTATGTCTCCTTACGGAAGATCACCCTACGGGATGTCTCCCTACGGGATGTCTCCCTACGGGATGTCTCCTTACGGAGGATCGCCCTACGGGATGTCCCCCTACGGAGGATCGCCCTACGGGATGTCTCCCTACGGAGGATCGCCTTACGGGATGTCTCCCTACGGAGGATCGCCCTACGGGATGTCTCCCTACGGAGGATCGCCCTACGGGATGTCTCCATACGGAGGATCGCCCTACGGGATGTCTCCATACGGAGGATCGCCTTATGGTTCGCGGATGCAAATGATGCAAAATCCATATGGTTCTATGAATAGAATGCCCAGTTTCACCGGTTCACAGACCAATTATATGAACCAGAGTGGATTGGATCGAGCTAATCCAGCTTCACAAACAGATATGCTAAAGCGTTTTTCTCTGAGTGGTCCTAATGCTTATGCCAATACCACCGGAATGAGGACTCAATAATGCCTTTGAAAAAAGGATCATCGCAGGATGTTATTTCGAGTAACATTCGCACCGAAATGGACGCTGGAAAGCCTCAGAAGCAAGCCATTGCGATCGCATTGTCGAAAGCTGGTAAGAAGAAAATGGCCAACGGCGGTACTGTGAAAGCCTTTAGCCCCATTGCTCGACCGCAGACATTCAGAGGAGTTTTCTGATGCCTACTATCCAGATTAGCATCTTGCCGGACCTCATCCCTGTTGATCAATACGATGACGACGATGGTGGAAACAGCTGCCCGCTTCCAACTCAAGACGCCGAGTTGAACGAAGAAAACAAAGAGGCAGCTATTGAAAACGCCGGTTATCGCGATCCGGCCGATGGCGGGGCGTTCCGACTGAGCGAGACGTGCGGTAATTGCAAAGCGTATAACCAGACCGAGGATATTCTCGAGTGTATTGGTGATGAGTCTGGTGATCTCGGCTACTGCCAAATCCACAAATTCGTTTGTGAATCCACATATACCTGTGACGATTGGGTTGAAGGTGGTCCAATGACCTCCGAATCTCAGGAGACTTACAGGGATAATATGTAATGGATGTTGTTGATTTCGCAAAACATGTTTACAAAGTTATCCGTGAGCGTGAGGAGCAACTCGCTCAAAATCTTGTGACTGGTGGCCCAAAGGATTGGGAGCAGTACAAGATGATCGTGGGGGAGATACAGGGTCTCTCTTTCGCGAGGGATGAAATCAGGACCCTGCTGGAGAAACGCGTTGACCACGAAGATGGATTTGACGAGTCTGGGTGATATTTCCATAAAACCAACGTCTGCTGAAAACGCTTATGTGGCTGAAGCAGATCGGGTTTTGGACCCAAACCTAATCAAAAAAGATTTGGTAGATCGACTTCCGCAACCCTCGGGTTGGCGGATTCTGGTAATGCCGTTCCAAGGTGTGACAAAGACCGCGGGCGGTTTGCATATTCCGGACGAAGTTCGGGATCGAGAAGCGGTGGCTACGGTTGTCGCTTACGTCCTTAAAGTTGGGCCATTGGCGTATAAGGATCCGGATAAATTCGGACCTGATTGCACGCCTTGGTGCGAGAAAGGACAATGGGTTTGCATTGGTCGATATGCGGGCTCTCGGTTCAAGATCGATGGCGGTGAAGTTCGCATCATCAATGATGACGAAGTGATCGGCACGATCCTTGACCCACAGGACATCAAGTCAGTTTAAGGAGGCCGACATGGCTGAAGAAGACGAAGGTCAAGAAATCATTCTTGATGACGATGCGCCTGCTAACGACAAATCTGAAAAGACATCAGATGCTGAGGTGGCAAAGGCCGCCGAGCGAGTCGAAAGCGGCGAAGACGAGCTTGGCGACTATAGTGCTAACGTACAGAAGCGTATCAAGAATCTTACGCAGAAGTATCGCGAGGCTGAGCGTCAACAGGAAGAGGCGACACGCCTTGCCCAACAGCTTTTGCAGGAGAACCAGAATCTCAAGGGTCGAATGCAGAAACTCGATAGCGGGTATCTGACAGAGTACGGCACTCGCATTGAGACGCAGATTGCGGCCGCGCGACGCGCGTACAAAGAGGCCTACGAGTCTGGTGACACCGACGCCATGATCGAAGCCCAAGAGGCTCTGGCTCGCGTTACTACCGAAAAGGATCGCTATGATCTGGCTAAGCGCCGCGCAGAGCAACAACCGGTAGAGCGTCAGCAACCTCAAGGGCAATACCAGCAGCCGCAAGCGCCGCAGCAACCGAAACCCGATCCTCGGGCTCAAACATGGGCTGAGAAGAACGAGTGGTTTGGTCAGGACGAAGTCATGACCTATGCGGCTTTTGGGATTCATCGAAAATTGGTCGAAGAAGAAGGTTTTGACCCACAGAGCGATGAGTATTACAATGAAATTGATCGGCGTATGCGTTCGGAGTTCCCGAACAAGTTCACCGAACAAAAATCGAGCAAGAAGACACAGGTCGCCTCTGCTGCGTCTTCAGCGTCTCGCACCACAAAACAGGGGCGCCGGTCGGTAAAACTGTCACCGTCGCAGATTGCCATCGCGAAGAAGCTGAATGTTCCTCTCGAGGAATACGCGAAATACGTGAAGGAGTGATTGAGATGGCTGATAGAACAACCCGAGCCGCAGCAACCCGCGACAAAACAGAACGTCGCAAACCATGGGCACCGCCCAGCCGCCTAGATGCCCCCGAGCCGCCCGCCGGCTATGTGCATCGCTGGATTCGAGTCGCAATGCGTGGTGAGGAGGACAAGATCAACGTCCACCAAAAGCTGCGTGAAGGATGGGAACCTGTCCGCGCCGATGAGTATCCGGACTTTCAGGCACCGACAATCGACGAAGGTCGATATGCTGGTGTCATCGGGAATGGTGGTCTGATGCTGTGCCGCATACCTGAAGAAACAGCGCACGAACGATCCGCGTATTACGGGAGCCGGACCCGCGAACAAATGCAAGCTGTAGATCAGGACCTGATGAAGG